TAGAACCCGCTTCATGTTTTTCTCCTCCATGGTCATAACATATCAATATATTATACTCCAATTTACTATGAATTATCAATTATTTCACAATTATTATTATACTTGCAATTAATCTTACTTGCGGTAAATATTACTTCTCATATTTTACCACATTTTACAATTAGAATTTGACGAATATTTGACGAAATAAAAAAAGAGGGTAGCAATTACGCTACCCTCTAATACGTTTAGTCTAATTCAATTAATCGGTGTAGTTCGCCGTTTACGAACCACATTTCACACGTTACATTATCACCATCTTTTAGAGTGGCCATGTATAACCCCTCTTTATTTGGTTGAATATCTTCTGCGAATTGATGTGTTTTTCCGTTAAATGTAAATACTTGTGCCATTGTGTTATTCCTTTCAGTTATAAAGTAATGCTTTTCAACTGTCAATTAACAGTTGATTGTTGCAATCCGTGCAACTCGGAGATAGTTAGATCACCATTCCTTCACTGTGTATAGTGCGCTACCGCCCTCTAAATGTTGTCCATTGAAATGTGTTAACACTTCAAATTTACCTGCTTGATAGCCTATGGTTTCATAGGCTTTTTTATCTATCAAAGTAACACCAGCTTTTATCTTGTGTACTTTGTTTAGATTGATTTTATATACATCGACTTTTTGCTCATCGGTGTTAGCAACTACTGCGGTTCTATCAGTTTTTTCAGTTGCTGCTTTAGGTACATTAGGATTGCTATGTGCAATATCCTGTTTCACTTTTTCTGTAGCTTGTTCGACTGTAGGTGCTTGTGTATAGTAAGTCGCTACTGGTTGAGTTCTTTCCTTAATGGAAACAACTTGTTGTGCTTCATCTTTGGTAATATGAATAGCATTAGCCAATTTTACAGGATCTTTTACTTGCTCCTGTTTTAATAACACAGGCTTTTCAACCTGATGTGAATTATATATAGATACCCCTGCAATAGCTAAAATAATTAAAATTATCCCTATTAGTAATGTTTTATATCGTTTTAGGTAACATAATACCTTAAAAGTCCAAAGGTTCATCATAGACCCCTTTCTTGCATTTCTTGCGAGAACATTTCTAATGCTTGTGCTTTTTCTGCATCGAACCGTTCAACAAGATTTTCACGCAACCAACTAGGATTACCTTCATAGTTCCATGGATGCAACTTTCGCTGTTCATATGCACCATTAATTAAATCCCAGTCAAACTTAATGTCATTTACATAAGATAAGTTCCAATCAGGCTCCCAACCCGGAACATATTGCATTGCCTCTTTAAAAAGATTAACAACTTCACCCGGACCATACTGAACAGCTGCGGAGAATACAACATCACGCAATGCTCGACTATGGATATTGACATCAAATAATTGATTAGCTAATTCGCTACACGCCACATCGTAATAAGCATATTTAATGTAGTCGTGCTGCATTTCCATAAAACCGTTAGGATCCACAGTTCCCAGTTCTTGCCATTTACTAATGAACTCATCGGAATTAATAGGCCCTGCACTTTGAAGGGCTCTTGCATAGTCTTTATAATAGCCATCGTCTTGACGTAGCCCCCAACCCAGAAATGCATCAACACTACCACAATTACTAGCTAATTGGTAAGCACCATATGATATACCGCCTAAATCACCTTCACCGGTTGATACAATAGCAGGGTCGCCATTGCTTTCATACGCTGCACTTAATTTTCCTAGTTCCATTTGTTTTGCTCCTTTCGATTAGATTCACGTCCGCCTAAATACCCAACTAGCCCGGACGAAATACTCATGGCTAGTTCGTTATAACCATAAAGGACGGCCATTATATTGACCGCCCCTAAAATGAGGATTGTTAACACCTCACGTATGCTAATTTTTTCAATCATTTAATCGCCTCTTTTGCAGATTTAATAAATGCTATGAATTGTTTAACTAAATCTACCGCACGTTTAAACCACCTCGATTCCACCAATTCTAGTTCAATCATATTCTCTACACAACTAGCTAATTCAATCACTATGGGAATAAGATACATTCCGGTGCTTAACAACATATCGATGCGTCCTAAGAATATTAATTCTACATCTGGTAATGCTAAAAGAATAAAGGATATAACGAATAGCCAAGGATATGATTTGACCAATTTTTTTGTCATATCCGCCCTAAGTTTGTTGCTGACTAAAAACCTACGTTTCTTGCCGTTTATTTCCAGCGTAGCCCATCCACGCCACAATAAAGCTAATAGAGTATTAGTAATGGTACACGGTCTATTTGTTGCAATATTAAAATTGCGCACCTCGACCAAGATGCGCAACATGGTGTCAACAAATATCAATGTGAGTGTACAAAATATCGCAACAGATATTTGCACAAGTTCTTTTTCGTTAACAGCCATAATTGATGGCGGAGCAAATACTTCAATCATACATCCCCAATCCTTTCTATAATTAATCGGTTCGTGCTAAATCCTAAATAATCTCTACTACTTATCTGATTGTTGATATTAAAAATAATAAAATTTCTAAAATTTATTTTTTGAGTTGTAATAGTAATTTCAATATTATTAGAGGTTTGCATTGTTAAATCATGATATTTCTTATTTATCCCCTCGGTTAATATGCGGTATTTACCTTTAGGTAAAAACACATACCATCGATTGAATTTATCTACATTGCTAGATTCCCACTTCCATGTAGTGAATTCCATAGGCTCAACTTGCACATACCCTCTGTCTCCATTGGGTTTTAGTACATTTAGCGGAGTTGGATTGTTTGAGATACGTGCATAATAATCTTCTCCATTAAAATGGACACAGATGTAATTACCACCTGTGTCCTTGCTATTAGAAGTTAAATTAAATGTATGCTCTTCTCCATTTGGTCGTTTTACTTTTATTACTGCCATTATTCCACCCACAATTCTGCGCCGTTTGCGAATGTAATTTTGTTTTGTTGCCGTTCGCCATATATCTTATGCCAGCCTTTATTTTGACCTTCGCTAAAACCACCATAATATATTCCGTCAACTCCGTTATCCGCCATAAATAATCGTCCACGCCATTGACCATTACCTTGACTATATTCAAATAGAATCCCATTTTGAGGGGCCCCATTAGATTGAGCGACCCTTTTGATAATTAATCGATTAGCGTTATTCTCTGACCAACTGTCCATTTCAGAAGTATCTTCATAAGACATAAATCCATATTTTGCGAGAATACTACCATTTTCTATTGATTGATTTCCATTTTTCTTTAAATATGAATTATCTGCATCCTTTTTAGAAACCAGTATCCCTGTAGAAGATGCATCATCTTCGGTTAAGATTCTAAAAGTTTTGTTTTTATTAGCATCATAATAACCAATTGAAGTACCGAGAAATACAGTTCGGTTATCGCTCATACCAAATTCAATAGAATCCCCAGTTGACATCTTAACGGCATGATGAGCGCTACCTTTAGTATCCACTACTTGAACAGATGTATTGTTAGGCATGATGATTGGGCCCTTCATCTTGCCACCACTAAGCCCTAGATAATCAAGGTTCTTTAACCGCTGCATATTGATTGAGTTTTCAAAATCGTAATTTGGGTCCCCAACATAAATATCAACTTGGTGACGTTTGTTAGGCTTTTGGGTTAGTACCGCAAAATAGAACTTGCCATTGCAATAGGCAATATCTTCTATTTCGGTTTCACGGTTAATTTCAATAATCTGTTTAACCGTACCGAATGGTGTACATTCAACTAAACTGCCTAGCGTTGCGGACATAATAGCACCATTCAACATGAAAGCTCCATTATTGTTCATATCCGGATAGATATAATCGACTTGATAAGTCTTGAGCTTTTTGAAGTCATCATTATACAAATTGATTGTCCGTACTCGTTGATTGCCTGCGATAGGGACAATGGAAACATAAGTCCTTGTAATTGGATCATAGTCAATGTTGAATACTTTTTCTTGCAATGTAATAGTGTTTTCAATTGCCATAGTATCCGCATTAATAACCGTTATATTATTTCCGTTTTTTAGCCCATTTGCGAGGTAAATCTTATTGGTGTACCGATTGTACGTCATAGTATTACAATGCCCTAGACGCTCAGAATTTGTAAATTTATAGGTGCCTACTTTTTCAAAAGTGTCTGGGTTAAGCTCGTAAAGAATATGATTAGTACCTTCACCATTAATACAGGCAAGTACAAATACATTCTTTTTAGAGTTATAGGTAAACCCTTGGCATTGATTTACTTCCGCATCATACGTAATGTTTTTCACAAATGCGATATTGGATGCCCCTTTTAGCATTGGTGTTTCTGTTGGATAATACGGCTTGATGTTGGTATATACGCCCATATCCATTACAGAGCCTACTGTATTAAAGGTTAAGTGTTCAGTTAGTTTATATTGCCCATTTGGGACTAATAAAATTTTATTGGCCAAATTATCATTAGCACGTTTAAATGCAGCAGTATCATCGGTAACGCCATCGCCAACTGCTCCGAAGTCTTTAACTGACACAATACCATTTAGCGATTCTTTTCCAATGTATTTAGCATCGGCTTCACTTTTGGTTACAATTCCTTTACCGCCCGGAATTGCTATTTCCTCAGCTTTAGCAGCTGCTACCTCTGCACGTTTGGCTGCATCTTCCGCTTTCTTGGCATTGCCTGTACTAGTGATTTGCTTATTGTTGATATCGGTCTTGATAGCATCAGCTTTTGTAACTAAATCATTGATATTTTTCTTATCAGTTTCCGCTTGTACCGCATATGCCTTTGTATTATCTGCCAATTCTTTTGTTTTCTCAAACGTATCCGCACTTTGAATAAGAGCCGTATTTGCACTTGCTAATTTATCATCAACCGTTTGAGATAAGGCATTAATATTGTCATTAATGGCATTAAGCTGTATTGCATTTTTTTCTACTTCAAGTGCTTTAGTTTCTGCTGTTAATGCTGCCTTAATTGCTTGTCTAGCTGCTACTAGAGAGTTATCAACAATATCTCTTACGACTTGATTCGGGTCTTCATCAGCCCCTACACGAATTTGCAATGTGCGATCTAGTTGTTCTTTTAATTCCTGAAGAATTAATATGACTTTATCGCTCATGTCTTCAATGTGATTATATGGCCATTTATCGGCAAGTTCTGTGGTCTGAGAAATTGGGGTTTGTCTAATTAATATGATTTTGTAACCAGCCGGCAACGGATCACCTACACTTGGAGATGTCAGCGTTTTATTTTGTGCGTCATATGCAATATTTCCTGATTGCTTAAATTGTTTACCATCACCATCAATTAGGATGATTGACACGTCTTTAATATCATTAAAGTCATATGGCCAAATAAAGGTCTTATTCACCCCGTCGCATTGGTATTGAACTGTTGGATTGTTGACTTGTGGAATCACAATATCCCGCCTTTCTTTGCATATAAAGAGGACTACCTAAAACTAGGTAGTCCTTACTTTTATTATTTCTTTTTCTTTTCTTTCTTGGTTTTTAAACGCTTGTCTAACAGAATTGACATGAATATATCTTCAATCTTGGCATCTGTATCGGTTAATCCTACACGTAACAATGTCCAGAAAGCATCAGTTACGGTATCACTAAAACCCGTTATCCGGTTAGAGACCTGACTGAGCGAACGGCCTACATCTACGAAATCTTTATTATTACTAGAAATGGCTTGTCCTGTATCCCATAATTTCTCAAAGATACTTAATCCCATTACGGTATTGCCTTTATTGTATGGACGTTCTCCTAAAATAAATTTCATACCCATAGTAGCTATATCTCTTACTAATGGAATCCCCATAGTTCCTTGTTGTACAAATTCTTCGGCAAAAGACTTGGCGATAGATTCTGGATCATCATCGTCACCATTTGTCATGGCTTTATAAATCACCATGCCAATTGCTTGTGATACAACTGTCCACCATAACATTCGAGCAAATTGCGTCCAGTCCCCTTTATCTTTTCCTGCATACCACCCTTCAGCAATAATGTTGTATAAGGTGTTTGCGTATGAGTAAAATGGAACGAATAACTGCGTTAATGGATTTCTTGCTCGCTGAATAGCTGCTGCATCTTTAGTGTCACCACTTCCGAATATATCTCGTATTGCTCGGTCACCTGCTTCAATTGCTTGTTGGTTAATCCACTCAGTACTTAACCCTTCCTTAGACTGAAGTTCAACAACCTTTTGATCATAAGCGAATTTCCATACTGGGATGGATAAGGCGAAGTCTGTTTCTGTGAGCAACCGGAATCCCATATTGTTAATTTCATCACGGATTTCAGCGCCTTTTTCAAACTTGTACCCGCCGATATTCTTGTCATTAATACGGAGCCCCTTTCCTTGGATAGTTAATCCCTTTTTAAGGTCTTTATCCAAAGTTTGAATGCGTTCACGCATAAAGATTGATTGTTCTAATACAAAGTCACGAGTATTGTTATAGGTTTCTGTACCGTGGCCATAGAACCCTACACCTGCATGATTAACAGCTCGAAGTACATTACCGGCACCAATACGATAAGTAGCAACAGGAATATTCAAGGTATTCTGAATGGCAACTGATACACGACCAGCCATGATAGCCATAGATGTGTTTCTCTTTAATGCTGTCACAATCTTACCAAATGCATCAAGCTTAGTCGCCTCATCTTTCCAATTATCACGGACCCAAGTCCGCAAAAATTGATAAGAGTTCACGCCGAATTTCTCAACAATATAGTTTTGAAATTCTTTGTTAGCTACTAATCGATTAATATCAGTCACAGCTTTACGCATGGTTATGTGATTGATTGATTCGGTAATAGCATTCGGAATAACGTCAAAGTCTAACAACAATGATTTATCCTTAACTACATCTAACCGTGATTTAGTAGCACTCATACCAGTTCCTAATATCGCATTACTGCTAACCATAGTCTTAGCAATATCTTCGACTTCCTTATCAGAAATACTTGCATTGACTTCTGGATTATACACAATTGGATAATACTGACCGTTGATAGTTCTACCACCAATAGAGAATGTAATTCCTTCTTCTTTCTTTAATGGGTTCCCATAGAGTTCCTCTTGGACTTTGCTACGTTCAGTAAAGAAGGAGTTAATGTGGTCCCATGTCCGAATAATAAATTCCCAATCTTTATCGGTGAGGATTTCTTGAAAGGCTTTTTCCATTTCAACTTCAGTTACCTTGGCCGTTTCCATTGCCCGTTGTCTGTTACGTTCTGTACCCCAATTTAATGCTAATGCAATGACTTGCTCTTTGGTTAGATTACGCAATTCCCCAACATCGTACATATGCTTATTTCGGATGTTAAATAATTCACGCTTACCATACACAGAGGATACATCTTTTGCCAATCTACGCATGGACACTTCCTTGCGTTCATTAAAGGCTTGTGTTGCACGGCTAATCGGATCATAGATATATTTCACAGCATTTGGTCCTAATCGGCGTAAGAATGTTTCAACCTTGAGCAATGATAAATTGCCTTTATTGATAAGTCCTGCAACAGCTTCCAAACCAGTTTGATTGTTTTGTGCGTTAAATACATTCCCATTAATTTTGCCAAATGTATCGATTGCTTCCGTTAATATGCCATCTACTGCATCATCAAATGTAATTGATTCACCTTTATCATTAAGAATAGTAGAGCCTTCATAGGCATTTCGTCCATTCTTATACATGCCTGTCATTAATTCTTCCAATGCGTTCAATTGACTCACTGTAAGATTTTTAAATGACATAGGTGTTTTACCGTAGAATAGCTGCACAATCCATGGGTCAAGAAATGTAATACTTTTGTCTCCTAAAATATCCGCATCAGGATCTAATGCATTAATTACTGCATTCATATCAAACCCATCTACTGGCTCAAGCCCATCATATTTAGTTAACCCCATTTGATATGCCATATGTGCGTAGAAGTAACGCATGTTAGGCTCAATAGCAATCGGATTCTTAGGTCGTGTCATTCTGTTGAGATTATCAAGCAACTTAGTTCTTAGCTTCTTAATGCGGAGTGCATTGTCAAACGCAACACGAGCTCTCGCTTGATTTAGAAGTTGTAACTGTTTAGCTTGTAGTGCCTCTTCCAGTTTATTGACTGCCAACGCCCTATCAGCACGCTTACCTTCACGAATAGCTTGGTTTTGATATTTCTTATACTGGCTAGCTTGGGATAAGGTCAAATCGCCTAATTCCTGTCTAGCACGGTTCATATAGTCACTTATCACACCTACACCGCTATCTCGGATAGCACGTACATTATTAATACGTTCTTGTAATTGTGTTTTTAGCTTTTCAATACGATCTTGAGCAGAATCAAGTTCTTTTACTGCGGCCACTAATTCTTTAGCGACTTTTTCATTGTCTCCAACAAAGCGTTTTACAATTGGCTCTAAATCAGATTCGATTGTTTCTGAATTAGGATCAAGTCGATTTAACCTGTCGAGTAGTTCCCAGTTTTTCGCAAGGTCACGATTGGTTTGTGACTTGATGATTTTTGCTTCCTCTTCAGTTAACTTCATTTGGCCGTCTGAAGACAACAACCATTCTTCGGCAATTTCTATATTAGATTTACCAATATGGTTATCTTCAATGAATGTCTGTTCAGCAGATTCCATAGCCTGATTAACAGATTCATTAAATGTAAATCCTGTTTGCTCACGTTCAGCAGCTTCTAATTCTTTTAACGTACCGTATCGGGTATTTGCTAATGCATTTTTACCGAACGCATTATAGCGTTGATGGTCTTTAAATATTGGATACTGCTCCATTAAACGTTTTTCGATATCGGCTTGAATAGAATCTTTTTCATCGTTCCATTCTTTGATTGGACGACTTTCCAATTCTTTCATATATCGCTTCATGACACGCTCTTTTGCTATTTCTCCGACATCGGCAATATAGCCTTGAACCTTTACTTGTTCAGCTTCATCGAGCTGTTTAAACAACTTACTGGATTCAAATTGTTCAAGTGCCTGCTCTTTTGTGTAGGCATCTATATCTTCTTGGGTAGCGATCATGCGTGCCATAATGTCTTGGATTTCCTTAGGTGGCAATCCGCCTAGTCGTGTCACCGCACGATAGATACGAGTTAACCACTTAGAGAACATTCTGAATACACATTGCAATCCTTTAGTAGGCGCTTTACCTTCACGAAGGTATGCTTCCCAACCTCGTGCGAATTTCTCATGTGCTTTGGTATTATCTACGTTTTCGCCATCAACCCAACCGCTCCACTCTTTGAGTGTGTTCCAATCATCAAGTAATTGTTTAGGTGCATTGTCCATTGATGCTAGTTTTTGAATGTCGTCAAAGAATACATGCCCCATTTCGTGTAAGAATGTACTTCTATCTGCTGTCTTGAAAATGCTGATAATGCGTTCACCATCGCTCATGATTTCGGTCATGCCATTAACAGATTGTTTGTACATATTAGGATTATTGATATCAAATTCACCACTATTTTTTACATTCTTAACTTGATTAGGCTCAAAAGTTACATAAGCTACACCACGATTTACAACAGTACTACCATATCCGCCATCTGCACCTTCATCAACAATTATGCCGTCATAGTCATACCCTTTATCTTTGATGAAATGGTATAAGTCTTCTGCATCCGTCCAGTCTGGTAACCCTGTGTTTTCATTCAATTCAGTACCATTAGAAACCCAACTATGTTCTGTTTCTTCACCTTCTTCATCATATCCACCATCTTGGTTTAAAAACTCATCTTCAAATATTTCTCTTGCTTTAGAGTCTCTTGTATCAAATGGTTTTTCCATTTTAATATACACAGCATGTGTCGTTGGATTATCTACCACTTTACCAGTAGAAATAGAGGATGCACCAGGATTTTGATATCTATCTGCATATTGTTCATTCTCTGTAAAGTAGTTTGCTCCTTTTTTGAATGTATCAAAATTCCCATTAGGTGTTCCATGATACATCACTTTTGGCGTTCCATCTGCATTAACCACTTTAGAATTACCAAACCACTTTTTAAATTCTTTTGTTTGTATTTGGTCTTTCGGTTCTTTCACATATACATCTGGGTTATCTGCCTGCTTGACATTTTCAAGCATATCACGTACAGTAATAATAGAAGGATTACTACTTCCATTTGACTTCCCATTAGCGGAAGGGGGCGGTAGTAATCCTTCTTTGTCTATATAAATATCATATAATTCTGTTAATTTAGGTTGCAAACCTATATTATTTTTATCCTCTTCTACCACTAATCTAATAACGTATAAATTCCCATTAAGACTAACAGGAACATACAATCTATGGTAAAAATCTATATTATTTTTATGCTTTTCACCTTTTGTAGTTGGATTTTGCGTTTTTTTAGTGTTTGATGTTGTTTCTACTAGAACAGCATTGTTTAAAATATTGTTCAAATCATGTACAACTGTATTTCTAATTTTACGTTCTTTATTTGATGGTTTCTTTGCACCATTAGCAATATGGTTAACATTATATGAATGTATTATGTTAACTATTGTTTCATTATTCTTATCATTCCAATTGGTATTAACGAGATTCTTTATATATTTTTTTAGCTGCTTTTTATCCAAAACGCTTGCATTTGTAAACAAATGGTTTAAATCAACAATATTTAATTTTTGTTGCAAATCAAGATTTGGATTAATTTGCATATAACCTTTTTGATTGTCATACTTAGCATTCATACGAATTACAAGAGTATTCAACCAATCCATAGCCGTATAGCCACCTCTACCGCTTTCACGCATGTATTGTGCCATGATATCCGCATGATGCGCTACGAGTAATGCATTTTCTTCTACTGTTTGACGTTGCTTTTTATCGGTGCTTTCACTGATTATTTTTTTTACATTTTGGTAAACGTCATAACCACTACGAGTTAACTCCATACGCAAGGCGATGTTATTATCTGCAAGTTCAAATAATGTATCTCGCATAGATTCTAGCGATTCAATCTGTTTGAGTGTATGCTCCATATCAGCATAATTGGCACCTGCTTGATTAAGTGCTTCCGGATTATCCGCTAATGCACTTTGAGTTCGAGCAAGGCTAGATTGATACGCCATTCGTCTACGCTCTGAATTAGAACGTGGTGGCTTGTTTTCGCCTAACCATGTAGGATTTACACCGCTAGTACGTGCTGTTTCTAAATCTGTATCCATAGCATCAAAATCACTTGTATATTGTTCACGGTACTGTTCAGTAAGCTCCTTGTACACATTGTTAAAGGTTTGTTTAATATGTGTTGGATCCGCAAGAACCACATCGAGCATTTCCTTATCAACATCGGAAACTTCATCAAAGTAAGAACGGATAATATCATCCTTAACATGTTTTGCACGTTTTTCAGCATCATCTTTAACAAGATCTTTCATAGCATGGACTTCTTCTTTTGCACGTTCAAGTGTTTTCATGGATAATCCACCACGCGTAAAGTAAGAGGATTCTTCCAATACTTTTACCGTTTCTTCAGATAAACTACCACTTAATTGAGCATAGGAGCCAATTGGAATTTCGATTGGAGCATCAGCCGTAATTGCTTTGGATACTTCCTCTTGTGTAGTAAGTCCTGCATCCACCATATTACGGATAGCCGCTTGACCTTCTGCAGTTTCAGCCATTTCATTGACATTGATATAAGCCGTAGATACCCCTATGTTATCCCCCTGAGCTTGTACGATTTTTCCGTATAACTCAGGGTTTTCTTTTGCCAAATTGTTAACCGCAGCATCGTTTTTAAGATTTTGCATGATAACATGACCATTACGGTTTTGTTCTTCCATAACAGCCATGTGTTGTTCTTCAGGGGATAACTTTTGAAAATCTTTAAAGGCTTTCATGGTACGAGCACCACTAATGCCGCCGCCAATCATGCCAAGGCCTACTACAGCCGGTAATGCTTGCCACATTGCCTCTCCAGCACCCACAAACATATCACCCGCAGAATATGAACCCTCTTGATCATTCGATTTATGCCATAGGTTATGCTGTAATTTTTCGTTGACGTCTTGTAAACCTTCCTCAAATAATTCTGGAGCGCCTGCCTTAATAGAAGTCTTGGCTACCTGTGCAGCAGTAACACCAATACCTCGATTAAATGTCTCAGCTGCATTAGTAGTCCCTCTTGAAACTGCATTGGCAAGTGCGGACTTGGGAGCGATTTTAGATGCTGCTTTACCAATAGCACGAGTAGCCACAAATTCAATTCCGGCATCAATAGCCGCAAATGACATGGCATACTCTTTTGCTTCTTCATTGGAATATACTCTATTACCGCTTGCATCTTTTTTGTTAATAAGTTCTAAGTACTTACTTCCGAATGACATTTGATACATTTGTTCTGCCATACCTACTTGTATACCAGTATTCAAACCAACTAATGCACCCGGAATGGCACCCTCACCACCAACTGGTGCTGTAGCAGCAGCTCCAGTAGCTGCACCTAACGCCATACCTTCTGCAGCACGATTTGACCCTTTAATAGCATGTACAGCCATCATATACCCTTGGGCTGCAGTTTCTCCAATAACAGATTCTAATATATTACTACCGTCAGACTGCCTGTATTTAGATAGATTTTCGTCTAACCGATTGATTTCGGCTGTTAGTTCAGCAATCTTATTAGGGTCGTTTTCTTGGGATAATTTATACCCAGCTTGGGCGCGTAAGATTTGGTCGTTCATAGACCAAACATTCTGTTGAACCGCATCAAATACGCCGTGAGTATTATTAATGGATTCAAGATTGCGTAATGCAGTAATTGCTTCAGCAGAACTTTTATAATTTATAGTGTTAAGTTCTGGATACATATCACGAATCTCTTGAATCGTTTTGCCCCTATCCATTTGTGCAGCAGCCAATTCAGCACGTCTAATACCTTCTTGGCCACTTGCCATGATTAAATCCGGATTAATACCTAGCTTTTCACCACTATCAATGGCAGACCTGCTCCAATCCTCTTTATTCCATAAGTATATTTGTTCTGCACGATGCATAGCCGGTTGTAATATCTCACTAGCCTTATTTACAAAGTTTTCACTTTGCTCCGGCGTTACATCTGTTTGTGCTAATGCATTTAAACTATTAGTATCTATTGTAGCTTGCGATGGGTCCTTATGTAACCAATCATTAAATCCACTAGCGGCATTACCTATTGCCTTGCCATACGAATTATCGGTGGTTTCTTGTTGGACCGCACCTTCAAATGACGTATGTGCATTAGATTGAATGCCGAAAGTACCATTTGTCGCTTGTTCGGGTGTGATTTTATAGTTACCCATTATTGACCTAACCTTTCTGCCAATTCTTCCGGTGTAATTGTATGTGTATCTCCGCTACTATCTTTATAAACATAATAAGGTTGACCATCATCACCTGTAGTATTATATAACCCATACATACCGTTGGCAGCCAATTGAGCATTTGTATATGTAACAGCAGAACCTTTACCGCCGAAGAAATTTGCTATTTTGCCTGCGCCCCAGAACTCGCCTGTTTTGGTTGATGCAATTGCCTGTTGTGCCACTTCCTCTGCACCCCATTGTGCCATTTGTGCAGGTGACGGATCATATCCGTTCTTTTCTCTAAACTCTTGTACCTTTGGATATACTGCAGTAGACACGCCTTGCCATTCAACACCATCAATCTTCCTACCTGCTAGACTTTCTATGCTACTTTTCATGCCTTTCATATTAGGAGAATATTTACCTGTACCATTAGCATATTCATCAAATTCCTTATTAATTTGCGCTAATTGTTGAGGGTTAAAATACACGCCCATTTGTCCTATAAAATCATTTAGGTCATCCATGCTTTTAAATTGACCGTTAGCAATGGCGGTATTCACACCAAGTACATTTACCTCTTTAGCCTGTAATGCTTTTGCTGCAGCTTTATTTACAGAAATCTGTGCTTGGTTTAGTTGGCCTTGCATAGCTCTTGCATATTCCGGATGAGTAGCAGCATAATCCTGTCTAATCTTTAGCGCTGTTACATCTGTCCCACCGTTTTTAGCATCGGCAGCAACCATTTGTTCTACCTCTGCTTTTTGGTTTTCTAGCGCCACAGCCCGACTATGTGCAATTTGTTGCAATTGCGTAGCAACATTACGCTGAATCATTTCTTTACGTTGTTGAGCTTCCACCGGAGTTTCTTCATGAGTACCAGATCCCAAGCGTCCTTTAACGGATTCCAAATATTCTCGAATGCTTGGTTCATCCCCATTACCTTGCTTAGCATCCCATGAGTAATGTTCCCCGCTGTCTCCTATTGCATCAGGCGCTCCATCTTTCCACCGTTGCCCATTAGCTTCACCTGCATACCATGCGACAATAGCACCGTCAACGCCAAACCGTTCGACATACTGACCCATTTTAAACGCCGCTACTTTCTTTTGCGCTTCTGGGTCGGACATATCAGCACCCGGGATTCCTGCTTCTGTAGACCATGAATCCCAATTATCAGGCATAATTTGGAATAGACCATATGCCCCTGTCCGACTATTAACAGCATTCGCATTGCCACCACTTTCTTGCCCCATGATAGCCGCTTTCAAACTATCAACAGTAATATTGCCAGTACTACCAGCTACCTTGCCAAATCCACTTTCAAATAATTTATTGGTAACTTTATTTAAAAGGTCCGGATCATATGGGTCAAATTCGCCAATAACATCACGAATTGTTTTTTCATTGCCTGTCGCCAATACCATACTGGCTTTACGTACCTTTTGTCGATACCCCATGATTTCCTTTTCGTCAATCAATCCAGATTCGGCAGCGGCATTAATCATTTTATTTGCACCATCTAAATCATCATCAGAGAGGTTCTTTTCAATCATGGTTACTGCAGTATCTTGCTGTGCTTTTTTAACTTGAAGATTAATCGTATTATCATCATATCCAAGATTAGCAAGTTGAGCATGAACACTACCACTTATTTGTTGCATAGTTTGTCTAAATGAATCCGGATTACTATTTACAACGCCATTATTAGCGATATTTTGAATGTTCATATTTAACGCCTTCATGGCGCTATCTTCATATTGACCGCGAACATATCGATTAATTGTATTAATCGTATTTGTCCTGTCGTTATCAACCACTTTATTAAATGCATTAATCGAATCTGTCATTTTAAATCCGTATTTTCTCATGATTTCGTTTCGCTTGACAGATTCAATCTCGCTGTAATCAGTAGGAATATTTAACGCATTTTCTCCTTTACGGTTCATAAGACCATTATCAGGGTCATACATAGCCTGATTCATGGTTTCTGTATATTCATTAGCCGCATTTACTACATCTACCAATTCTTTTTGTTTTTGGATTTGTAGCATAGTCGAACCTAAATCACCAATCGCTTTGCCTAGATTTGACAATCCTTGTTGATTACCGCCATATGCCATTTCATTTCCTGCGGCTTGTGTGCCACCTTGAATTGTATTTAATTTTTGGGTTGGATCATAATTAACTAATTTCATATCCTACCTCATTTTATAATCACGCTTAACAGTCACTACCGGCCCTTTATCTGTATACCCTACAGGGTCACCACCATATGTAGTCTTCATCTTGCCACCTGCATATTGCTGTTTCAAACTGTACATAGATGATGCGGCACCAAGAATACTACCTACCATTGCCAAATTGCCTTGACGTCGTGCATTTTTAGCAGAAGCACGTGCGGCGTTTGCCTCATTCTGATAGTTCATACCATTAAGGTATTCGTTATAAATGGCATTATTCTTATTTTGTTCCCAATTATAGATGTCTTTGTTATATTCATCATAACTGGATGCCATTAACTGTAATGGGGACCCTGCCATTTGCAATCCGCCTGCTCCTGCCTCGGCCGCATTTGTGCCGGCTACAAGTCGCATGCGATTATCCATCTTGTCACGCTCTTGTAATTGTTGCATAGCAATTTGTTCTTGTTTGCGGTCAGATATACGCTTATTAGCGTCTGCGGCTTGTGCCTGCGCATTGTACATGGCAACTTGTGCTTTCGTTTGTTGATTCTGAGCAATCATTCCTACGCCAGTACTGACTGCGGTTAAGATTGCCGCTGCGGGTAAGCACATATGAAGTCCTCCTTCTTGAGAGTGAATAATTCTAAATCACCAACTTTTACAGTTGGATGAATAACGGCTCCAATTGATTCGAGCCATCGTTTCGTCTTTATGTTAGTTGTGTGAACATAATTGAATAGCCATTCCCTAGTTTCTAACCATTCAGCAATAACTTGATTACTTAACTTGATAAAACGCATCTGCCATCGCATATCGTTTTCTAATACTTTATTGCCTAGAAAATAAATCCCATACATTCCGTTAACTGGTTCTTTTGCAATCCCATATACACAAATAGCCACGTCGTCTTCTACAACGACATGGCTATCATAATCAGATTTACAAATTTCGGAACAGAAATCCTTGAAAGGGTATAAACGATTCACCTCTTTGACTTCTATGGCATCTATTGCCCTTAGGTTAACTTCTAGGTCATGGATCAATTTATCTCTCCATGCAGGCTCAATTTCATCAATTTTAAAGTCCCGGAACATCTCTTAATCCTCCACCAATTTCAACGATACGAGTAATTGATAACAAATTAAACGGGAATGGATCGCTATGTTTTATACATATCGATGTATCGGTTGAATAATTTATTCCCATTTTAGGTAGGATTACAGGCTTATCACCTGTAAATAATTCATTTGGTGGTAATGTAATATCATCCATTCGGTCAAATGTACGGCCAACTTTACCACCAAACGATTTATAAACTCGCAATACCACTCTTGATACTGTAGCAACACGGCCTTGTAAAGTACCGTCTTGCATTTGCATTTCTACTGATGGAACACGAATTTTAGAGGTAAATGGTAATCCGATTTTGATATTGCTACCACTGCCGTTTAATTGTAATAAGCCATCATCTGGTACAACCACATCTGGTTGTTGTTTACCATCGATTACAACTTGCACCTTTTGTCCGCTTAAATGAGGAACATTAATATTATCAATTTGATTATCCGATTTAAACTCAATATAACAATCAAGAAACACATTAAAATCGTCGGAATACAACGGCACCATACGCTCAATACACTGTACTTTTTGCCCATTTAATATTCGTTCAACAAGTGTATATAAGCTATCCTGTTCACCCTCAGACACGGATTCGCAATATAAATATTTACCATTGGTCACCCAATGCGACCACCCGTATACCTTTTGTTCGGGGATATATGTTAAGCAATTAATTTCACCATCATTTCTGATGTAATAAATAATGCTATCCGGGTCCTGTGCGTAAGCACTGGTAATAGTTAAATACCCTCTAACTCGAGTCTTAACAAATAACGTAAGGTCTTGCCCTGTATAGTTATCGCTTTCATAAGAATAACCCATATCACGAACAGTACCGCCACGTTCTTGAACGAATACACAGCGATTACCAATGAATTGAGGTTCACACGATAAGGCCCCTCGTTGGGTTTGTGTCTTTAGGTTACAGTTGGTAGGGGTAATCGTTTTATCACCGCTTACAATCCATTCATTACCGCTTGTAAGGATAATTAGATCGTTCGCAGGTACAAGATGACGGATTTCATACATCTTACGATTAATCACCGACAAGGTAATCGAGCTATCATCTGTGATAGTGCCTTCCACCTTTTCAACGCCAAAATTTGGATAGTCTCCAGTCCGGCTCATCCAAATATAGTTAGGGTTTTTATTTGTAGCGGCTACTACAAAACGATCTTGATAAAACGTACATAACTTAGGATATCCATTTCCCCTGCTCCAACTGCCTAATTTCCATTTGGAAGTAGCTTCATTTTCAACAACACCATTCAACACATTAACTTTAACGTGCTTGCTATCAATGAATTCTTTAATCTCAACTATGCCATAGTTAGTATATGGCATAAAAGATAAATCAATATTGATAGTTCCGCTTTTTAAATCGGTTTCAATCTTTAACATAGCACTAGGAACTATCTTCCCGGTGTCGGTTACATTGTAATCGTTTTGAGAGGTATACACGCGGTAATCTTTCCACGTTTTACCTTTATCATTACTAATCTTAATGTATGCGGTACCACTCCATGTACCATGTGTTGTAAATTTCCATGATACATCTTCATCAGTACTAAACTGCTTAGTTGTATAGTCAATATTGGTGTATTCCGTCGTGGTTACATCATGTCCATGGTCCCCGTCGCTATCCCATACAAATTCAGTCCGTTTGATTACCTTGCCAACTTCACTCGTTGTAACTGCTTTCATAAAATGCTCAATCTGCATTACAGAATTAACCATATCAGCAGTAAACATATCGTTCGTTGCAGTTAATGTATCCCCAGTGATTAGCACTGTTGAATCTACATCTGTATTAATTGTCTCGTATGGTTGTTCTGTCAGCTTATACGCTTCAAATCGCCAATCTGTATTGCTATGACGTGATAATGTTTGTATTGGGTATTTGCCACTGCAGATGAACATTACATCTCCGGACTGACTGCAGTTCAAATTATATAAAATTTCACTGTCAAAAGGCGTTTCAATTTCAATGCCTGTATAGATACCAAAATCCCATACACGAATATATTTGTCACCAAACTCAAGCATGAATGAATTATTAGTATTTGTAGTAAATTCAAATAATCGTGTAGGCTTATCGCTATATTTAACTTGTCCTACATATTGGCTGCCTTGACGCTTAGCAACTGCACCATACGGGCGAATAACCACATTCTCTGCTTCTAATAACGCACTTTTATATTGGTCAAGGTCGAATCTACTAGATACATCCGGTGATACCTCGCCAGTTGTAAATGCTAATTGTGAGATATAGATAGGATTACTCATTACCAATCCCTCGCTTTCACATAGCTAGATATATAAGGAACATCCTGCTTACGTTCTTTAGCATTCATTCCTTTAGCTTCTTGAACGGCAGCTTGATACAGCTTGTACGCTTGGTCAAACAATCCTCTATCACCAGTAAGTGGCATAGCTAATGCGCTAGCCAATTTACACTGCAGCATATACAAGGATATAGAATCCCAAACATCTAAATCTGTAACATCATATATATAATCAATGAATGCTAGTGGCACATCGCTCACTATGCATTTTTTGTTATTTCCAATATTAAATATGTTGTATTCCGGTTGCGATTCCGCATGGAAGCGATCGCCTTGTGGAATAACTCCTAATATCCGAATACATTGTTCAGGATACGCATATACATAATTCCACCCATTAATTTTATGAGCAGACAATACCAATCTTTCATTTTTGCGAGCAAAATTCCATTCAAATTGTCGCAATACCAACTGTCTTGTTGCATCATATTGCATACGGCATTGACGGCCTTGCTCTGTTTCTTCTTCATACGAATATAGTAATCCGGCATTAATTAATGCTAGTGCTTGATTACAAATGTCAGTAGGTGTCATGGTTCCCCCTATATGGTAATAGAGGGATGCATAAGCACCCCTCATATTGTCACTTATTCTTCCGTAGCATCGGTTTTCTTTTTGCTTGCTTTCTTAGGCTTTTCATCGCCGGTGTTTTCATCTGGTGGATTTTCATTGCCGGTATTATCACCTTCAGTGTTTTCATCTAGTGAGGTTTTGTCACCCAGCTTTGTTTCAGTACCCGGTTCTTTGTCTTTAGACTTAGATTTTGGGTTAAAGATTTTTGCTACTTCATCTTCATTACCAGAGAAAAGCTGTTTAAAATAATCAGGCTCAAACTCTTTAATTTCTTCTTCAGAGAAATCAATACTTTCACCTGCCTGAATTAATCCACGGTTGCCGTGGTACATAGTTTCTTTAGCCGTAAAATTCATAGTTGCACCTTCTTATTTCAAATTAATACCATCTGTTAAGAACGATGTAATAGTAGCAGCAGTCATATTGTTAGCACTAATGCGAATAAACTTCTTCGCACCTGCAGGAAGTCGACCTTTATATTCTGTACCAGCTTTGGAGTTCTGTGGCAATGTAATAGCTGTTAACAATGCGGCATCGGCCATATTTTCTTTATCAGATGTGTACACATTAAATAAAGGTGTACCTGTAACATCTTTATCTAAACGAATATACAACCATAAGGCAACTGCAGCATCGCCACCGTTACCATTCATCACCACGTCAGAATTAGTGTTTGCAGTGATTTCTTTTTTCCAGAAAAATGTATTTTGTTCATCAATAATCATTGAATTATATTCCTTTCTTTACGCAATAACACGAGATTCAGTGCTTAACAATGCATCAATTTTACGAACTGGTACACCGTTTGCACGAGTAACAAGTTTACCCATTTCCATATCTTCAGTGATAGTGGAGCCATGTTTTGTGTTCTTTTGTAAACGTAAGAATGTACGTAATGTACGGTTCATGTACCATACTGGACGAACACCACCAAGGTTAGGGATACGTTCTTCCGCTTCAATCATTAAGTTGATAAGATCTGCACCGGCTTTAGCGTCATTTGTCAATTTTGTAATATCGATATTGGCAATACGAACAACATTTCTCCAGTCACGTACAGTCAAACCAACATCATGCTTAAAGTGAGTACGATACGCTTCGAACATGGAACCATCGTCTTTAGTAACAGTAACAACGCCTTTATCTTTTTGATGTAAACCGGCTTGAGAACCTTCAGGATAAATACCATGTACAGATAAAGGACCCCAGCCAACAAGCCAAATAGATGCTAAGTTACCCGTGCCGCCTGCATCAAGAATGTTTTCTGCACTTGCTGCTTTCTTAATGTCAAGCGTGTTAAATCTAGGAGCCAAGCCAATGAATTTCTCTGGAGTATTTTCATCACCATAGAAAATCGTACGGCATAATTCTTGCCCCATAGATTCAACGAATGCTTTATCTTCTGTTGCACGGAAGGATGCTTTATCTTTGGATTTGTCAACAAGCGCTTTATCAGTTTGAGAGTAAGCTTCGAGCATACCGCAAGTATCAGTGATTTGACGTGTGGAGGATTTAGACGCTTGAACACCGCCATATAATTTACGCCATGTAACATCTGGCAAACCAGTACGTACAGTTGTTACAAAGCTAGACCCTTGGTTACATTCAACCATCGTCATATCTTGAATGATTTCTGTTGATTGGTCTAATTGCTCGATGATTTGAGCAACATTACCATTTGGATCCATTCGTTTTTGTAAATCTAAAAGTGTTAAATTTTGAGTTCCAATTGTAGCCATTAATTATTTACCTCGTTTCTTAATACATAGATGGATACATTTTTCGTTTTGCTGTTTCTTCATCAGAATTTTGACCGGCTCCGACTTGTCTTGTGCCTTTGCCCGGGTCTTCTTGAACCATTTCACCAACGGCAGCAAACACTTTAATCATGTTGATGTTGTTGTCGATATGACTATCAACAAGCAATTGACGCAATTCAGGTACCGCTTTAGTTAGTGCTTCAATGCCTTTACCTGCGAGGACTACAGTTTCATCGAATTTGCCGCCTAATTCCTTCTTGGCGTGTTCGTAATCCGCTTGTTGCTTTTCAACAATTGCTTGTTCTTGCTGCTCTTGATAAGCAGTCAAGATGTTCTGTGCGTACTGACTGCCAAACTTAGCTAATTCAACAGCCTGTTCCTGTGTTGCGCCGACTTGATTTAGTAACTTACTAAAATCAGCAGATACAGTTTCATCAAGTTCAGTACCTTCAGGAAATACATCCTTGAAGTCATAGACCGTTGGTTCAGCAGGTGGTGTATTATCACCACCTAGTACAGATGGATTACTACCTTCACCATTTTGGTTAGCAGGTGGCTCAGCAGGTGGCGTAGGATTGTTTAGGTCCGGATTCGCGCCCGGTTCATTGCCAGTCATGTTATTGTTAGCTCCTAAATTGTTATCAGCCATTTTGTTTCTCCTTATCGACTAAACTATTAAAATATTCTTGTTGCCCGATATATTCGAGCTGCGCTTGATGGTACCGCTTAACTCCATCGACGCCTAATTTGTTTAGGTCACCATGAAATAACAGCCCTACCTTGCGCTTTCCTTCGTTGAAATATGTTTCACTGTTTCCAGTGAACGACTGCTTTAATATGCCCGAACGATCCATGAGCCTACAAAAAAACCACCTACCAAGTTCAGTACTTAGTACGTGGTTGAGAGCTTGCATATCTCGATCTTGCATATGATCTTTAATTGTTTTCATCTAGACACCGTCCATTCCTAGCCACTGCTGTAATGCAGGATTGCCATCATTGGCGGCGTCTGTTGCTTGTTTGGCCGCACTAGCCATCTGAGGGGCCAGTTGGGCCGCTTGCATTAACTGCATTTGCTGTTCCTGTTCAGCCTGTGCTTGTGCTTGTTGCGCTAAGATTTCTTGATATTCATCATCCGAACGAATAATCTTTGCCGGTACGCCTAAGTTAACTCCGTATGTATTGGCTGCTTCCTCAAAGTTAAATTTGTTAACGATATTAGGATTAGCTTGTGCCAAACTCATGATGAACGCAAAATACTGTTCGATGTTTACCAATGAACTCATCTTTTGCGCCTGAGCAAGTGGTGAGATATATTCAATCTTCACCTCTTGACCATTTAATTGGTCTAAGAGTTCCTCATCCTCAACAGGTGGAAACACACCAGCACGATCTAATACCGCATACACACGTTCAATAATTGGATTCAAGAACTCAGATAGCAGCCGTTCAACCACAGGACCTAATTGCTGTAATTTTTCTTGAGTTCGTTCCATAACCTCACGAGCCGTCATTTGACCCTTATCGATTTGGTCTAACATCAAGAATAAATCAGCACTATAGGCTCTCTTGATTGAATCCTCTGTAACTGCAATCTTGTTTTGAATGTCTTGTAAATTGGACTGAACTGCAAACATCGGTTCAACCTTATGTTGACCCTCAATTTCTGTGATGCCACCCGGATACAAGTTAACCGTACTGATAACATCAGATGGTGCTTGCATAGGAGGCTTAACACCTAACTCAACGGCGGTCAGATAGTCAAATTCTAACTTCTGCAGCATTTGTGAATCTGGTTGTGCGAACCATGCGGCACCTTTACCGTAACCATTCAAATCCATTGACGTATGTCGAGCGATTGGAATTGGCCATTCTTCAAAACCGCCATGATACAAGACCTCATCACTGTTGCTACCTTCGACCCAGTAGATGGACGAATACGGCATATTGCGACGTCCTAACTTATCCTTACGGTCTTTGTTAGGCTCAACTAACCAATTAACAGTAAATAACTGTTGCAAGCTATTTCCGTTATCGAAAATATTCTTGATATTATCTGGGCAGTTATCATACCCAAACTGTTCGACAATCTGATCAACTGTCATTTTGTATTTACGGCCAAATACATTTACGGTTTCTTTGCTATTTGTACTGATAGCATAGGTGCCTATTGGATATGATGTGAAGCGAACACCGGATTCACTATCAGCGAATATCCCCATAGGAGCTTGCCCCATGGTTAATTCCATGTATACTTGGTGAACTACGCTGTAGAAATTGGATTTAGCAAGAACCGCATACAAGATTTCTTCACGTTCATCCAATAGTTCAGCAACTTGGCTATTAGCTGCTACGTCGATGTTCTCCATGGTTAGCTTAAACCATTTACGGCTCGGAGGCGTTAAGCCGCTCATGACTCCACTGGCGAATATCTGACAAGATTCCCAAGCTACAGGATTTAGGATTTTACCATTATAAGGTTCCGACTGGTCCTCTTCACCATCAAATTGACCAATAAACGGCAACTGATAGTCACGCAACTGCTTCCACTTATTTACGTATCGTTGCTGTGCGTTAAATAGTTGCGAAAACTTCTTTCTCAACTTCGTATAATCACGTCTAACAGGCTTAACACCTTCCGTAGGTTGTCTAGCTAGTAAAGATTCCATTTCCGCCATGCTATCCCCCTAAAATTGATTTCTGACCGCTCGCAGTCGGACCTAAGATAGTAGATTCAAAGCCACGTTTGAATTTGCGTTTAGTTTCTGCCATTTCCTCACCAGTCTGATTGCTCATATTCGCTTGAACAGTCGGAGCCGGAGCAGGTGGTGTATAGTTAGCAGATGCACCTTTCATACACATCTTTATCCCTCACTTTCTACAATTAAAAAGGATTGTAACTCGTATTAGCTACAATCCTATTGCCTGTTTCGCTTTTTTTAACGACCCGCGCAGCAAAGGTCAAGGCGAGAGCGTCACCCTTATTTGGAGACGGCAACCCTCTGTCTTTCATATCTTTTTTACTTTCCAGTTGAATACGACCATTCTTATCAATGATCGCTTCTGGACCTACGATATCATCGTATAAGGCTTGGTCATTCGGTGGAATCGAGCCACCTTCACGGAGCCACTCTTTCATCTGTCCCCACATGTAAGCCCGCATATTAAGATATACCGGGTCATTACTCTTACCGCCAAACTCAATTAACCGCCATTTGCGCCCTAATTGATTGCCAATGGAATATATCCCTGTGCCATATCCCATATCGATGAACACGGCATCAGCTTTGTATTCGTCCTCAAACTGAGCAATCAGTTGAGCCATGCGCCAGTCATCGTCATTCTTAGGAATAGAGGCAAGCGACTTCATATAGTAGCCTTGACGCATTACTATTTCTAAGGAATCTGAACCAGTCCACGCAGGATCCACACCAATGATTACAGGCAGATGTTCAAATGCTCCCAGCTTATAAGATTGTTTTTGTGCCTTGTCAGCAATTTCAGTAGAGATAAACTGCAAATCTGATGCGGAAGGGAATACACCACGAACACGAACTTTGAAGAAGTCAGAATCCTCGCCATACGCCTCTAGCCATTCCTCAATCTTAGCTTTATTAGAAATCTTAACGGTACGACTATCAATCTGATATGTATTCCAGAACTTCCTATACTTCCGAAAACATTCACGGAACCTACCACTATTTCGAGTAGGATTTCCAAATGCACACCAAATTATTTCAGTGTTAGCATCTGTAAGAGCCCCTTCAGTTACTTCCCAAATCACATCATCAATCGCCGATGCTTCATCGAATAGAACTAATATTCGATTGCCTTGATTGTGAAGACCTGCGAATGATTCAGGGGAATTCTTACTCCAAGGAATGGCATCAATACGCCATATCTTTTCGTAGTCTTTATCGCTACAAAATATAGCTGTGGCCGTGTAGGTAAATAAATCTTTAGCAATGAACATATTGTGCCATTTGCTAAGTTCTGGCCATGTTTTAGTCCTGAGCTGACCTTCCGTATTAGCAGTAACTACGCCACGAGTATTCTCATGAGTAGATATAGCAAAATGAATAAGCCATGATATCAGTGCAGATTTACCGATACCATGGCCAGATGCTACCGCCTCTTGAATAGCGGTTTGTAATGACTTACCTTTCTTTAATTGTTCGCCGATGTCTTTTAAGATTTGTATTTGCCATTCATCGGGCCCTTCCATATTCTCTAATGGCGTTCCCGGTTCTCCCCAAGGATAGGCAAAGTATACAAATGCTAACGGATCATGTGTAAGAGCGCCTAATGCCTCAATTAACTCATCATGTTTTTCCATTAGCTCTCTCCCGTGCAGCTTTCAATTTATCCATAGCAGATACCGTAAGCTCACCTTTGACATCGATATTCTTCGTATCTCTCCATTTTTCAGGATTGCGGTTTTTCAACCAGAATATTTGAGCTGTAACATCTGGGGGTTGTTGTTTCTTTACAACTTTAACGAGCTTTCCATTCTCGTATGTTTTTTCCTCATATTCGTAACCGATAGCACGTTTATGCAAAGCATTTTCGACTTCAAGGTCAATGACTTCCTTCCCTCTTTTAAGGGACTGCAGAAACTGCGGCGAACTCTTTTTCCAGTCGTATAAAGTTCTAATCGAAATACCTATATTTTTTGCTATTTGCTCATCAGTAAGGCCATCACGAGCCCAACCTTCCGCACGTAATAAATTATCAGGGTCAGTCAACCAGTTTTTTCTATTTACTCGCAATGGATCATCACCTCACTTTAATGTATTACCGCCCTTGCGAATCATCTTCCCTTTTTTTCTTACACATAATCCGCATGAATTTTTACTAGCGCTTGAATGCGTAATATAGGATTGACATAGGCCATCATAAAATATTTCATTGGCCGTACATATTCCATTTTTATTATTCAAACATTTGTCCTTGATGCAGTGTATTTGTGTCATAATTTTCTGTAACAAAAAAGGCACATCAATTAAGATGCGCCTTTTTGCGTTTGGTACTCTAAATACTTAGGAGATAAACTCATGTTCTTCCACTTACAATATATCATAGATATAGTGGACTTAAAAGGTCGATATTAGCCGTTTACCGCCGATTTCCGTCGGAGTTTATACCCAAGTTCTATAAGTGCCAAATTCTTATATTCTTTACCTTGCGATTCACCGTAACCAACAAATGAATATGCCCCCTTAGCAGACATACCATTGATATATTGTTGCATAAGGATAATGGAGCCAACTGTATTTGTCAGTGTATCGATCATATGGCAAGCATCATCACGTTTGGTAAGTAGTTCATGTATTTGACGTTTGTACCTCATTTCCATATCAAGTAACCGGTTAATATCATCTTCAATACCAGATGGTTCACCACCATCTACTCGTTCTTTACCATAATTTACGGCACGTAATGACGTGATATCGTTTTTAATACGTTGGATATTGCGCTTTAACGATTTAATCTGCAATGCTGCCTTACTTGCCTCATGTAGATACTCATACGCCAGTTCACGATATTCTTTTTTACTAAGTTCTACCATAGGACCACCACACAAACAATATTTAAAACAAACAGAATACTACATATCACCATATCCCGTATTTGTGATCTAATTATTTTCTGTAGTTGCATTTTATATGCATCAGAAACCATAAAATGTTTTAATGCAGCAGCTTCACGATAAGAGTAATATGACATTTTAAAAATAACCACGAGGTAAATCGCCAATAGAATGTTTATAACAACCATTTCATTCATGGGTATCACCTGCTAGTCTTACATGTTCAGGTGTGGTTTTATAAACTCCAGTAGTTGTTTGTGTCCAACTTGTACGACCACCACTGTAATAATATATAAAGCCATTTTTAAACTTAGCAAAGTGCATATTTACAACATCACCATATGATGTAGTAACAATTATAGGTGTATCAACCGCCACTTTCGACCAATCAACAATACCTAAATATTCACCAATATCAATTAGTTGGTCTTTCTCTTTAAAGCAGGTACATTTGACTTGTACACGTGGCGAAAACGGACATAGACAATCTCTTTTATTGCCAAAGAAAAATAGTGTATCATCTTCAATTTCTGCTTTTCTAAAGCCTAGATCATACATGCGTTTAAATAGTTCATCTGTAAATTCTTTATCGTTCATAGTTGTACCTCTTCATATGTCATTTCAAATATATCAGGCTTACACGGATAAATTTCACCTTTAACACCTTTGATAATGTAATCGCTAGGTGATACTCTATGATCCCCCTCTAATGTTTTAATGAGAAGTTTATCGTCAATAAAACATATAAAGTCTTTTCCACAAAATTTTACGCACTCCTCACAACTTTCCTTCGTATATTGTATTGCTTCAATCACAACTGGTTTCTTTTTATACCACTTAATCATACTGTATCCATTCTCCTTTATCTTCATTCCATTTGTACCATTTTATATTTCTAAACTCTAACACGCTTGTTTGATGCACCTCACCGATACAAAATTCATTATCGCCACTTTCACAAGCCAGTTGCTTTAGAAATTCAAATGCACTTTCCCATGTATCATGTGGTGCTATGTAATAATCAGAATGTTCTGTATATCCGCTATATCCAATCATTCAGCCACACCATTATAGAGTTTATCTAGTTCATGTCTGTATTGTGATATAACTCTATTCTTTGTTCTTAATACAAATTCTTCTAATGTAATTTTTGAATATTCTAATTCACACATCGATAATTCTATACATATTTTTATGTCTGATTTCTTGTACACAACAATAAACCTATTCATATTCAACGATACTTCAGGTTCAAATAAGTAATCCTCATAAGCAAATGTTAAGGCTCGTTGCAAAATATAAATCGTATCGTGTAACCCTACTCTTTTTATATCGTAATAAATTCTCATATTCACCTCTTATAGTTAATCATGCAAATCTCCCATTCTTCGCTATTTCATAATCTCTTTTAGGATTATCATCATCTAAGCCACATATATTTTCAATTTCCGCTCTAATTTCAAGTATATTTAAATACTCTCCCATAGTAGCCTTTTGCCTACGCAGCAAATCTATAGGACACGTTGGTTTAAAATCTAAAGTTCCAGCATCATATTTAACAATCATTCTGTGAAGTTTATTGTAACGATCTTTTAATCCCTTATACTCTCCTCTAAATCTAGCTTGCCATTCAGGTTCACTAATACTTAATTCATTTTTATTTTCTTCGTTCATTTTATTCACCTCTTATGATAGGGCGGATATTTCACCGCCCATATCCTTTACTTATTGCACAACGGCAAGAATAACATTATCGTTATGCAAATCAACAATACAAAGCTCCACGCTAACAGTCCAACTATTACAGTTTCAAACACTTTATCTTTCATTTTTTGTTACCGCTAAAATAAGCTTTTTTTAATTCGCTTTCACCTTTAATGCATACATTTTTAGTTTTGTAATACACATCAACATATGTTTCATTACAATCACCATTGTGTGTTACTTCGATAAATTCTTCGATAGTCCGACCACTAACAATAGCTTTCCAATTTTGTAAGGTTTTACAAAACCAAACAATGAACATATCTTCTGGTTCAACAGTTTGATAGCCTAAGTTTTCAATTAATACTTTACGAGCTGCTTCAATTGCTTTTACTTGTAATTCATTCATATTTTAATCTCCTTTACTAAATACGATTTAATGCTTTCCATTCACTCAATGTAAAAGTAGAAATACTATGTTTCTTAGCGAATTCAAATTCACCTTTACAACCTCTACTAGATTCCCAATCAGGGCATAATACTAATACGTCACAATGTCCAAGTAGACTTAAACAAATATCTAAACCTTTCTGATATTCAGGACCGGTTAGATATACATACCCAAAATTATGAATTGGGGAAATATAGTCATGACTAGCATCATTTAAAACTAAATCTCCCATGATCACATCAATCTTTTTACGATTGCTTTCCTTGCCACCATAAGGATGAGCGACATATACTAATTTTTTCTTCATAGCATCAACCTTTCAACGTTTCAATATGTACCCAAATTCCTGTTACTGGATTCCAATACTTTTCTGTAATTTCACTACAGACTTGAGCATCATCATGCCAGTAATTCAACTTGGTCATACAGTCCTTAAATAATTTAATGAGATTATCTGTATCTGGCCGAGTAGTTTTCCAATGTGGCGTTTTATAATTAGCTTTACCGAAACACCACTTGGTAACCAATCGAATAGGTCCCTCTAATGGTTCACTAGGGACATGATCAGCTAAACCATTTAAGAATATTTGTTTAGCTTGTTTCAACTTATCGGATTCATAAAAGATAGGCTTACCATGTTGTGTATTTACCTGCTTCGTTTGATGAGTAACAGTAGGGACCTTTTTAAGAGGAATGAAAAATTCAATAATCAATAACCAATCCTCCTTTATTGAGAATTTAATTGATAATAACCAATACAATTTTTAAAGCCCTTTTGTAATGTAGGGTTCAACCTAAGGGGAAGAGGTAAGAAAAGGATGATTTTAGAAATCCTTTTCCTTACCCCCTTAGCTTGAATCCACCTTACATTGGGACAAATATAAAGACATACCTATATATATATATAAGGTTTGTCCGTCCCTATTGTTAACCTAAATTAATAGGGATTAGTTCACCTAATTCAACTTTAAAGATAGGTGTTTCTTTTAAATATCTACGAACTGTTTTTTCAGATATTTGCATAATTTCAGCTACCCGTTTAATATCCGCTTTGCCGTTAAATCCATTTTCAGCAGCTGCAATATTAAACGCATCTACCAATTGCTCTTTTTTCTTTTCCTTAACGGCTTGCTTGCGTTTATTCATCTTGTCTAATCCTTTAGACTGCGGACTATCAAATTGAGCCATTGCAAGGAACCCGTTTGTATCCACCTTATGAATTGGGTATTCAAACCATAAATCCACTGGTTTAAACTTAGGATATTCTCGGAGTGTTCCTTCCATTCGCCATGCAGTACATTGGCTAGTATCAATAGGAGCATCTTGGAGTTTATCTTCGTTCATGTTCTCGAGTTCAAGTTCTAGTAAGTCAAGTAATGCATCTGGATCACGAGCGAATACACCAGAACCAGATGCACGGTCCATAGACCGCTTAGCAGTTTGGCTGCCTTTTGAATGGTGATGACAATAAATGACTGCGCATTTAAGTTCAGTACATACCTTATCAAACTGATTACAGAAATTTGCCATTTGATCAGCGCTGTTTTCGTCACCTGTAATAACCTTATAGATAGGGTCAATAATGATAGCCTTGTAGTTACGCTTTTGGGCCCTACGGATAAGTTTAGGTGCCAATTGGTCCATTGGTAAGGACTTGCCACGTAAATTCCATATGGATATATTCCCAATGTTGGTTGGTTGCTGTTCAAGTGCTTCATATACATCTTTAAAACGGTGTAAGCATGATGCTCTATCAAGTTCTAAATTGACGTATAGAACCTTGCCTTGTGTACAGTCAAATCCAAACCACGGTTTACCTTCAGCAATGGAAATGCACAATTGAATTAACGCAAATGATTTACCGGCTTTAGATGGTCCAGCAATGAGCATTTTATGACCTTCACGAAGAATTCCTTCAATTAATGGCGGTGCTAGGTCTGGCATGTTATCCCATAATGCGTCAAGTTCTTCCGGTTCTGGTAAATCATCATTAACAGATGCGATCCATTCTTCCCATTCCTTATAGTTTTCTTTACCAATATTGGTTGCCATAAGGAATTGTGGTTTACCGTCACGCATAACGCCCGGCATCCTTGATAATCGGCTAGGGTTACGATTCTTTTTATCTGGTTTAAAGCCATTTTTCTGGGCGATGGAATATATAAAGTCAACACGCTTTCTGTATTCCTCGTAGGAGTAAGCATCTACTTTAACGATTGCATGAATTGATTTACCACCACTAAATACCATGGCTGCGATTGGTAACTCTAATTGTTCAAGAATGGCTTTTTGTTTTCCGAGTGACATATTGTCAGACTCCAAGAGCATATACCGAAATGCTGTTACATTGTCGTTTTTAACACCTTTACCATCAATTGGATTAAATCGAATCCATGCGCCCATTTCTTTGTTAAAGCTGCCAAACACATTTTCTAATTGCGTTGTGCCATTAATACCATCTATGATTTGTTGTACCGTACGGCTATAATTTCCCATCGTAGGTGACTGTTTTCCGTCTGGTAAGGAGAATGTATTAACTACATATCCAACGTACTCCTCTGGCTCAAATAATGTAGTCAGATATGTAACAATATCTTGTTTACGTTGCTCTAAAGGATACGATTTAGGAATATGAACATCAGATTCTTCAATCCAGTTCTTGTCAACAACTTGATATTGTTCTGGTGTTGTGGCCAATACCATGGAGTCAAAACTTAATGCCTCATTATTTTCAAGCTTACGTTTTGATGTCCATCCGTTTTCTTTTGCCATTTGAGTGATCGTGGCCCCTGTAACAAGCTTTCCAGTATATCGACCAAATGATTCCCATTTAGCAGCACATTCACCTTCATGGAATCGTTCTCCATCATCTGCAGACCATTCCTCCCAGACGAACATAGGGTAGCCTTCTTGATGAAGTGCAAGACCTACATTCAACCATTCATCATAGGAGCATTGGGAAGGGTCTATATATTCGAGTAATTCTCGTAAATCAATTTTACTTTCCATGTTTACTCCTTACCATTGTGGACTGAATTCTTCTACAGGTGGCTTGTATGTAGCAGGCACTACACCCTTAGGAATGCGCCAACCACTAGCACTAATACGACTAATCATTTTAGAAGCTTGATTGTTGCTCCATGTTCCTACATTCTTAAATCCTTTGTTTTCAAGGAATCTAATTTGTTTAGGAGTAGACAAGCCTTCTTCACGGCGCTTTTGAAGCCTATCAATAAGCATTGATGCCTTGCCTGCGTCTTCAATACTGTCACCATTAATGCCAAATTGCTCAAGAGTTTTCTTTTGACTATCTGTAATAGATGTCATTTGCCAACCAAAGGCAGGTACATAATGGGTAAGGTCTTCAGCTTGGATAGAAAACTCGAATTGCAACGGATCAACAAGTTGCGCTTTCTTCTTACGCATAGCAGCAAGTTCTTTTGCAAGTGCTTCTTCACGTTGAGCCAATACATCAGATTCTGCATCCCTTTCGCATTCTTCAAGGTCCATTCCTTTTTCTTCAAGAATTTCCGTCATGCGTTTAGCCACATCGTCTGACTTAGCGATTAAATGAGCAGGTCTACATAATTCGTGACGTTCTACATGCCATAGAAAATCTAAAATTAATAGATGATCTTTACCCGGTGAAAGACGTGTACCACGTCCTATCATTTGACAATACAAGGCACGAGACCGAGTAGGGCGTAATACAATAACACAATCAACGCTTGGACAATCCCAACCTTCCGTGAGCAACATTGAATTACAAAGTACATTGTATTTACCTTCAGCAAATGCTTGTGTAATTTCTGTACGGTCTTGGCTTTTGCCATTTACTTCTGCTGCTTTAAATCCTCGCTCATTAAGAATTTCACAAAATCGTTGACTGGTAGCAATTAACGGTAAGAACACAACGATTTTTCTATCTCTGTATTCCATTAATTTATTGGCAATTTCCTCTAAATAAGGCTCTAATACCCTACCAATATCACCTACAGCAAAATCACCAGTTGAAATCTTAACCGATGAGATATCTAATGTGAGCGGTAATGTTTGCACCTTAATCTTAGACAAGAACCCCTCTTGAATAGCTTTAGGTAACGTATATTCAAATGCTAAACTTTCAAATACACGTCCTAGATTTTTCATATCCGAGCGATCTGGTGTAGCCGTAACTCCCAATACTTTTGCTTGGTCAAAGTAATTTAATATAGCTTGATAGCTACTAGATACAGCATGATGTGCTTCATCAATGATAATGACATCAAAGTACGTTTTACTGAACATTGACAATCGTTTGTCTTTACACAAAGTTTGAACAGAACCTACTATGATGCGGTCCCATTGCCCAAGACATGTATGTTCAGCCTTTTCCATTGCCGTTGTAAGCCCTGACGCACTCATGATTTTGTCAGAGGCTTGCTGCAATAGTTCTTCACGATGCGCAAGGATAAGAACACGCTTACCCCTGCGAACCGCTTCCTCAGCAACTTTGGCAAAACAGATTGTCTTACCTGTGCCAGTCGGAAGAACCAACAATGTTTTATTAACCGTTTCCCATTCATGCCATATCGAGTCTACAGCTTGTTGTTGATACGGTCTAAGTTCCATTAGAATGCACCGTATCCATTTGCTTGAGCATTAGGACTTGCAAAACATTTTTTAATTTCATTACGAGTACCGTTGTTTCCGTCATTTTTTACATAGTTTTGCTGTGTCAATTCACACATAGCAGATTTGCCAAGTAATTGTTCAGGGTCAGGATTGTAGTTTTCACCTTTTTTAGCAAGACCTACGGCCATAAATAATTCTGTGACCTTCCAAATGGTTGACTTTGTATAGAATAAGTTGTGAATTAATTTTGTTTTGCCTTGATCACCACCATCTACTTCTAGTGTGATTTGAGCTTGTGGACAAGATGGCAGCTTGCTACCTTCTTTTGGTTCATAGAATTTCTTTTCTACATTAGTAATAACAAATGGATAAGAACCAGCTTCAAGTAACGTATATTCACGTTCTTCCGCTAAAATAGGTTGGTCAAATGAATATACTTCTTCTGCTTTACCGAATGTTTCAAAATTGCTTTGTTGTGCTGTCATAATAATTAATTTCCTTTCTTAATTGCTTCAACAATATTTGGCCAGAATGGAATAATCCATCCGTTAACAAATTCTGGATCATAATTTTCAAATGGTGTACCAGCTGGATATTTACCACGAGCGATTACTACTGATTGAACTTGTTCTAATGTGATACCATCTTTAACCATTAAGTCTTTTAGCGGTTTAGGAATAGCCGTTTCAACTAATGGTGTTTCGTTTTTGTTAGTGTCAACATTTTCTTGTGGTGGTGTTGTTACAGGTTGTATTGTAGTAACTTCCCCAACTTGTTCCTTGATAGCGTTCATTACTTCTGGAGCATATTCATTATTAGCGGCTTGCGCTAATTCTTGTGCTGCAGCAGTTGGTAGAATATCATCAGGAATAACATGAGCGATTTGACTGTATTCAAATGGCATCATATCTGGTAACCCATGACGATTTTTAGCATCCCACGCAGGATTGTGAGTAGCATACATCAACCGCTTACCATTGGTTGCTTTCTTTTTGTTTGTCTGAGTCGTAATGATTTCATTTTTATAATTGGCAAAGAGTACCATGTCCGCCCATTCTTTAATAAGTGGAGAGGTTTGACTTCCTGTCTTTTTACCAAGCTTTAATTCAAAGCGATCATATGCGCCTAATTCATCTGGTTGTTCAAATTTACGAATTTGAGCATGAGCAGTAAGAACTACGTTCATACCTGCGTTAATAACTTCATCAAGTAGATTTAGGAAACGTCCCATTTCTTCACGGACAAACACATAACCGTTACCATAACCAAAGTCTTCAATACCAGATTTATTATGTTTAGAACAGATAAATTCAACACATAGCTGTTCTGCCCAATCAATAGTGTCAATAACTAAAGTCCGATATAAACCCGGCATTGTTGCAAATTCCTTAACAAAGGAAATTAGCATTTGCCACGATGTAGGCTTATCGGTACGAGCTACATCTAAATGGTCTGTGCTGCCCTCTGTATCAATAAATACAGGCGAGGGAAAATGACTGGCGAAGGTTGTTTTACCAATCCCCTCGGTGCCATACACAACGACCTTCTGCGCTCGTTTTCGTTTACCTGTTATAATATTCATTAAAAATCACCCCATTCATTTTCAGGTTTAGTCTCATTAACTGGTGCTGCCACATTACTGTATTCTTCACCTTTGATATGTCCATCTTCAATAATGATGGAGCATTCATCTTGGTTATTAGTAACACGAGTTGCAATGACTTGCAGACCTTCCGATTCAAGCCATGCCCCAAACTCTTTCATAGTATCTACATCCATTTGTTCAAGTTTATCCATAAGTACAAATCCACACTTAGGATTTAAAGCTCTAACAATGGCCGTAGCCACTTTGAGCTGCTCAGCACCGCTCATGCAATCCCATTGACGTTCATTGTAAATAAGAACGCGATCTTGGATAGATAATCCCGGCAAAGGCATTTGTACGGATTCAAGCAGTTTATTTTTATCTTGTCTGATGGTTTCAAGTTCACCAGTCAAGTTGTCATAATCTGCTTTGTAATCAGCAGCTTCCTGCAATGCTCTTGCACGTTCTTGATTAGCACGTACCTTTTGATTGATGGCATCTACATTTTTGATTTGCTCCTCGAGTTCAGCCGTTGATTCATCTTCAAGGTCTTTAGCTGCTGTTGTTGCGATGTCGTAATCTTCTGCTAATTGTGCTTGTTTAGCTTGTAATTCTTCGAGTTTCTTTTGTGCTTCATCAACCAAGTTATTAACAGTAACCATTTGAGCTTGAATAGCCGAAACGTTATTCCGTTTCTTTTGGTTTTCCGCATTCTTTAATAAGATGGCTTGTTGTTGTTGGATAAGCTCCGATGCGCTAATTGGTTCAAGTGGTACATCATCATAACCAACTAACTCTTTAGCGTACTTGTCTTTCTGAGTGGCAATTTGCCCTATAGAATGACGTTTTGCATATACCTCTTGGTGTTTGCCTTCGAGTTTATTCAATTCGTCTTCTACGCCCAATAATTTTAATAATTCTTGGGCCTTTTCCTTATCGCTCATTTCTATGAACTTAGGAAGGTCTAAGGCTAATTGGCCAATAAAACCATCTAAAATACGTTGACCGGATTTTTTACCTTCTGGATCTACGACTTTTAATGTGCTGCTATTCCCACTACGTGTAACCACTAGTCCATTAGATAACTTAACTTCTAATTTTGGTGGATTGTAACTTCCATCACGTACTGCACTGGATGGTTCAAATTTAGCACCGCCTAATGTCCAAGCAATGGCATCAAGGATAGATGTTTTCCCTTGGCCATTCTTCCCGCCAATAATGGTTAATCCATTAGGTGATGGTTCATAAGACACAGCTTTAACACGTTTTACATTTTCTAATTCAAATGAATTAATTTTGATTGATTCTCCCATGCATTTGCTCCTTATTCTTGAGTACCAGCCAATAATAAGTAATTGGTTAATTCAGATTTAATTGAATCGGTTTCAGATTTGATAGCATCTTTAACATAACGATTCAAGATTGGACAAGATAACTTGAACGATAATTTATCCCCTTCGTCTTTAGGTTTAATGATGTCTAATTGCACTTCAATTTTTTGAGTGAATTGACTTTCGTTAAGAATGACCATGTTTACAAAGATAAAGCGAGGCATCTTTAAAGTACCTTCAGCTTCTTTTACTTTGATGCTCATAACATAGTTATCATCATCAGTTCGAGTAAAATCGCCTTCCGTTTGTGTTACGTATTTGAAATTTCTAACAGCAATTAAAAGCTTTTCGTAATCTTCGATTTCATGTTCATGAATTCGGAGTAAATCAAGCATTTCTTTTTGCGTTAAACTTATACCAAAGATGGAATCCCATTCTTTAAACTGTTCGCTTTTTTGAAATGCGTATACAATTTTGTCTTGCGTACGATCTGTTACGGTACAGTCTGTTACGGCTACAACCTTTTTATCTGAATATGTAATAACGGATTTCTTAGGGTCGCCTTTAGCTTTTACGCCTTTAACGAATGATTCAGCACTACTAATTTCATATCTGAATCCGTGATATTGAAATACGTCATTGGCTTCACCATGACGAATAATAACTTCACCATTTTCTGTTTGTACATTTAAGTTAAATTTTTCTTCCATTGTGTTAACCTCTCTTTTCAGTAGTTGAATTAAATGTTAGGACTTCTAATTGCGGCTTTTCGTTGACATCAACTTTTACTGTGAAGTCATCCGCATAAGAACCAATAGCACGACGTGAGATAGCTGGTAACGTTGATTTAATATTGTAACCAAGTTCTACAATAGTATCAGTATCTGGAACTCGCAGCATTTCAATATTAATAGTAATTTTAGCTTTCTGACCTTTTGAAATTTTTCGTAATGCATCTTTGTACATTTCCTCAAATTCAGCTTCTAACTTTCCATCACAAATATTAGTTAGATTTAAGATTTGTTGTTTTTCATTCATTTGTTTTCTCCTTTTCAAATGTATTAAGAAAATCATTTATAAGAGCCAGTTCTTCTTGCTTTTCACACATCTCTTTTGTAGCTGCTAAAAATGCTATAAATTCTGTGGTATCAAGATTTTTATAACCGAAGTTATAAGCAGCTGAAACCAAAAGAGCAGCAACTTCTGTTGCGTTACCATTAAATTCATCTTTATTAACAATAAATTCCATGTTATAACCGTTGCTATTTTCTTTAGGTGTTAATATGATTTCGATTTTTTTTTGCATTTTTCTCCTCTATGGTATAATTACCTTAGGTATAATTTGCCTACGCCCGCTAGTCTTTCCAATTGCTATTAGCGGGCGTTTTCTTTTTCATATACATCGGCGCACACCCAAACAAGTCCGCCTGTAATGATTTGCAATAAGAATTGAACAAACCCAATTCTATCGATTTCTTTCTTATGGATTCTACAATCCATAAGAAAGAAATCCATTTTAAAACAGTAATCATAATTTCAACTCCCCTCCTACCATAACCAGTAAATCACTGGTTATTTTTCTTATACTCATTTTTAACTTTTCATTTTCTTGTAAAAGTTCATCACGCTCCTTTTCTAACTTCCTGTATTGCAGTGGACTGTATTCGTCCACAATTCCTACAAGAGCATCAACTTCTTTTTTATTGAAGCGGACACCCGGAAGCCCTTTTACTTCACGTAGAATGCCACGTTCCCTAAGGTTGTTGACGCTACTTTCACTGCATTGGAGCAGTTCAGCAACGTCTTTAATTGTGTAAACTGCAGGATCCATTATTTTTCATCTTCATAAATAACTTTTGTATGACTACTTACTAAAGGATGCCGTGCATTACATTCGCTAAGTAATGCTTTATCATCACGAATAATTACTTCACGATAATTTCCATCTTTAGTTTCCTCATTTTTTAAAAGTGTAGTAATCACTTTAATGGGTCCTCGTAGTTGGTCTTCAAAAGTCTGTTCAAAACTTGCAGATTCTATTGATTGCTTGGAATCCGGATATCTTTCATCCAGTGCTTCATACTGTTTAATTAATTCTGGAAGTGCTTGTGGCACAGAATCTGTATCCATTACTCTTAATAAGTAAACTTTTAAAGCATTTTTAATTTCTCGCATAATGTGCCTCCATTCTTGCCATTCTATCTGCTTCACGACATTCTCTAATCTTGCCGTGAATAGACTTCCTAAATAATCTGCTTGTATGCCGTTTTGCGAAATAATCTTTAATAATCTTTCGCCAATACTCGGCATACTCAGCATTTCGGCCAGCCCAGCCAAATCTTGTGGATGTTTGTCCGTATCGTTTGTTGGCTAGTTTTAGATCCGTTTGATTTTGTACTAGCATCTAATCACCTCTTTAAAATTACATTTAAACTGTAATTCTTTTACAAAAAAATAATCTTGTGGTACGGAACCTCATAAAGACTTTCAATCTTTTTTAGCACATGTACATCTGGGTATGATTTTCCTTTTTCATAATTCATCAACGTATATTCGCTAATACCTAGCATTTCCGCTGCTTTCTTTTGTGTCAAACCTTTATTTACTCGTGCTGCTTTTAATGTAATTCCATCTTGTACAAAGATTTGTTGGTTCAATTTATCACCTCGCTTTCCCTTTCGTTAATTGTATTTTATTACAGTTAAACTGTAATGTCAACAGTTTTTCTGTAAATTACTAAAAAAATATTTGATTTTTTTGCAGTTTAAATATACTATATAAATAACAACAAATATTTTGAAATTGGGATGAGGTGAATATAATGAGTGATTTAGGCAATAGAGAAATATTCTCCAAAAATTTACAGTACTATATGAACCTATACAATAAAACTAGAATACAAGTTGCAAAAGACATTGGTGTATCTTATACAACATTTACAAGTTGGATTAAAGGTACTAATTATCCTCGTATAGATAAGATAGAATTACTGGCTAATTATTTTAGAGTAAATAAAGCTGACTTAATAGAAAATAAATACTCTGAAAACGAACAATATTATAATGATCCGTCTGTATCAGAATACGCACAAGCCGTAAAAGATAACCCAGATTTAAGACTATTGTTTGATGCTAGTAAAGACATGTCAAAAGATGATATTGATTTTGTTGTTAATCTAATTGAAGGCTTAAAGAAACGAGAGGGGAAATAGAATGGATAGGAAGCAAATAGTTTTATTTATAGTATTAATTGTTGCGGTTATTTCACAAGGGATTTACATTGTTACGCTTACACAGAAAGTTGATAATTTATCTAATGCCGTTTCTACTCTTTCTTATAATAATAATTCCGATAAACTATCTAGACGTATAGATGAAGCAGAAAGCAAAATAGCGTCATTTAGTGATGATTTACATTCTTTAAGTAATAATGTTGATGATAATTCGGCAGATATAAAATCTATAAATCTACAATTATCTGATATTGTTTATAAAATTAATAATTTAATTAGTGATATAAATTTATATATATTATCACGATAAAATGGGAGAGTGTTGTTATGTCTATTAACTTGATCTATACGCAATTAAAGAAAACACAAACAGCAGTAGTACGTCTTAATGAAGATGGCAGTCATTCAATACTAGTTAATTTAAATAAGCCATTAGATGCTCAACGAGTTAGTGTATTACACGAATTAGGACATATTAAACACAATGACTTCCATTCTGAAGAACATATTAATCTAATAGAACGGATCGCTCATGAAAGAGAATTAGACGAAGATATCGATGAAGAATTCTTTTATCACGTGGTTAATAGCAAGGACGTGTAACTATGCAATGCAATATGACGGTTCGCAAAAAAGATGGCAATTACCAAATCATTGTTAGTTATAAAGATGGCATAAAATGGAAGCAAAAATCCAAACAGGGGTTTCCTACTCAACGAGAGGCAAAACTTTATGGACAACAAATTGTTGAGGAACTAAAAAAGACTGTCACCAATCCACTTGATGACAGTCTAAAAGATATAACGCTTATTGAATTTTACAAGATATATACAGATGAAAACAAAGCCAATGTATATTCTACATTCAGGGCTTATGACAACGCATTTCAGAAATTCAACAAACTATTTAATATGAAAGTTAAAGACATATCTGAAATACACATTAGAAAAGTAATTAATGATTTACAACAATCAATAGCCACTAAAAATATATGTATAACGATTATAACAAAGGTATTCGCTTATGCAGTATCACCATATAGGATTATCAATAGTAGTCCATGTAAGAACATTAAACGGCTACATAAAACACAAACAACTAAAATCAACGCTATAAATGAAGATGATGTAACACACCTATTAACATCGTTAAAAGGCCATAACTACAAATACTATATCGTGTGTTCCATTGCTGCTTATACTGGTATGCGATATGGTGAAATCTTAGGCCTTACATGGAATGATATAGATTTAGATAACGCTATTATTGATGTGAATAAACAATTCGCTTATAGCGGCGAAAGTACATATATGATCCGTAATTTAAAGACAAAAAACAGTTACAGAAAAATACCTATTCCGCCAATACTGATTGAAATACTTCTTGAATATAAAAATACCACCAGCGGATTATATCTATTCAACAATCCAACTGGCGGTACTGGTGCAGTATCAGTGATGATAAAACGATATTTACCAAACACTTCTATCCATGATTTAAGACATACCTATGCTACAAGGCTATTAGCAAATGGTGTTGATATAAAAACAGTAGCATCCTTATTAGGTGATACTGTTGATACAGTCATTAATACGTACATTCACTATACCGATGAAATGAGATTAAAGGCACATGATAGTGTGTCTAAAATTTTCGGCTAGAATTTTTGACGGATTTATTGACGATTAGACAATAAACCTTGTAATTACTTGTGTTTTTAACCGATAAAACATATCAATATATTATAGCACAAACAAGGGTCGTTTTGAATGTTTTGTACACT